TGCCGAGTTCGACTCTCGGGGGGCCTACCAAAGAAAGATGCGGGTCTCGGAGCAATCCGAGACCCGTTTTTTTTGCGCAATACGCGGGGTGTTCTGCAAATCCCGCCATCGTGTTGGTCTTGGCGCGCCGGTGCAAGGCCTGGCAGCGTGTGGAGTCCATCATTCAAGAGCCGCACCTTCGTTGCATGGCGCATGGCATCCGAACCGTCGATTCTCACCTCAGTGACCGGCCTCGTCCTTTTCCAATGCTGGCCATGACGTCAGGGCGAAGAGCCAGAGGAACAGGATGTTCGCCAGCGGTATGAAGAGGGTCAGCACCCACCAGGCTGAACGTCCCGATTTCCTGACGATCAATGCGATGGGAAGGACGAAGACCAAGCAGTAGATCAACAGGACTACCCAGTAGCATGTCGCGTCGTTGCGCATTGCTTCCTCCGTCGGCAGATAGGTGCCCAAGGAGCGTAGGCGCAGCCGCGCTCGTGTGGCGTGCGGGCCTGTGGAGATAGGACGAAGGAGCGCACTTCTGCGTGAAGGCGGTGGCTCGCTCCGGTCCGCGCGACGTCTCGACTCCGAGGATCTGACTCGAATTCCCGTTCGACGGGCAATGTACGCGGCCAACGCCGAACTCGGTCGTCACACGATCCTGCAGTTTGGCACTTGCGATCCCGTCATGGGGTGTGCGTTATGACGGTTATCCGCGCGGCCATGGTTGTTTTGCCGAAGGCCGGGATCGTCAGGAGCGCTTCATCAACGGCATTATCGAGCGCGAGGGATCGGTCAAGTATGCGTTGCTCGCCGCCTCTTGGCCGAGTTTCGACGAGGCGGAGTATACGGTGGGATGAACGACGGCAAACGCGAGCTTGGGCAGTATTCATCGGTCTTGCCGGTGTCGCAGGAGACCTCCGAGGCGGCATTGCTGGCGGGCATCAAGCGCCGCGTGACATGGCTGGTCGGACGCGGCATCGTGCCGATCCTGATGCTGGGCACGCTCCAACTCGAATGCAGCCCGCTGAATTGGCTGGCGTCCGGCCGTTTGCACCGCAGTCGGCGTTCAGTCGCACCGTACCGATGAGCGACGTCCAACAGCAGGCGTTCCGGCGCGGCGTGGAAGATATTCGACGCCGGGTGCCTGAGCTCAAGGAGTCTGATCCGCTGCGAGCGCTCTGCGATGCCGAACCTTGCCACCTGCAAGACCAGCAGGATGGCTGCTGTTGCGCGATGTGGGCCACCTGTCGATGGCAGGCAGCAAGCGCGTGGCCGATGCGTTTGCTCGCTGGGCCCGGAGTAATGTGCCCGGTATGGTACGCGGCACAAATCCTTGATGGTCATTACCCGGCGGCTTGCGGGCTGGGCCTCGCGGAACCCCGCTTATAGGCGAGCTCATGAAGAAGCGACTTGTGCACATACGCTTGGGCGCGTGGATCACTGGTGGCTTCCTGCTGCAAATTCCTGTTTCCGGCTGTGCATGCATTAGGCACGCAGTCGAACGAAAGAAGTAATGAGGAAAAAGGGATCGTTCTTTTAATTCATAGTCAGCTAACACTGGTAAGCTCGGCTCTCTCAATCTGGCCGGGGCGATAGTTATTTGTGACCCGGAGCGGTTTATTGGTCCGGGAAAAATGAATAGTTTGAATCGAAAGCGCGTCTGGCTCGTTTCGGCCTGTATGGTCGCGGGGGCAGTTTGCTGTACCGTAATCCTGTTATTGGTGGGCCCGTCTCGCGTACAGCGGTGGGGCGACACGTTGATCGCGGCCATGTTTCCTGGCCAGCCCGATGCAGAGCCCAGAATCGACATGTTGAGTGGCTGGAAGCTGAGTGACGCGGAGCCCTATGCCGCCCGCTATTCCGACGTACTGCTGCGCCGCAACGAGTTCACCAATGGCTACAGCTACGTTTATGGCTTTGCGGTGGACGATTTCGACAACGACGGCAAACTCGATATCAGCTTTGCGGACTCGTGGACGAAGGACCAACTGCGCCTCGATCATTCCAAGGGATCGGATCTCTACATACTGTGGAACGGCGAACGCCAGCCCCAACGGGTGGTCAAGGGCGATGTTTTTCCTTTTGCGAAGTCCGGTGTCGATCGCTTCTATCTGTTCGAGCGGCAGGTCGCCATCGATCTGAATGGCGACGGCTACAAGGATATTGTCGGCGTCGTGAATTCCCATGACGCGGTGCTCGCCTATCTGAATCCCGGCGAACGCGGCCGCGACTGGACGCCACGCGTCATCTCGTCGCAGACCCCGGGCCCGGTAAACCTGATTGCCCACGACATGAATGGCGACGGGCGGCTCGACCTGGTGGTCACCATGCGCTATCAGATCGAGGCCTACCCGCAGCGCAGCCCCGGTGTCGTATGGCTGGAGAATCCCGGTCCCGGCACGACGGGCGAATGGGTCAAACATCCCATCGACATCTTTCCGGCCGATCAGGTCGCGGATCTGCGCACCTTGCAGGCTGCGGATTTCAATGGCGACGGCAAGGACGAGATACTGGTTTCCGACGCTCGCAGTGGTGTGCTGGCCTGGTATTCGCAGCGGGAAGAGGGTTCATGGGAGCGCCACGAAATCCCGGGCGTGGACGTGTCCAACGCGCACTTCGGACACGTGAAGGATCTGAATGGAGATGGGGCGCCAGACATTATTGTGCCGATGCTCGACGGCCTGGCCTGGCTCGAGAATGTGGACCATGGCAAACGCTGGATCGTGCACCGGGTCTTCACGAAACCCGATGACAGCCCGCTCTGGCAGGACATGTTCATTTTCTCGGCAATGGCTGGCGACCTCGATCACGACGGCAAGGACGAAATCGTATTTTCGATGGGTCAGCTGGCCGGCGGGTTGTCGGCGGGACTTTACTACGCCAAGGAAGGCCAGCCGGATGAATGGACCGTGCACGTGATCAGCGCCGACGAACAGCGGCTCGCCAATATCGAGGTGGTCGATTACGACGGCGATGGCAGGCTCGACGTGGTGGGCAATGCCGAAGGCAAGACCAACTCGATCATCATCTGGAAGAACATGCACTGAGTCCACTCGCGCGGGCAGCACATGGAGCGGCGCAGAGCGGCGGTCGCTCCTGCGGACGTCGAGGGCGGGGGGGGAGAGCCAGGGCGCGTCACGGGCCGACGCCCCGCGCGCCGACGGCGGGCACGGGCACGGGTACCACGCCGCTCAGGATTCGCGCCGATGTTCCTCCAGCCATTGCAGCCACCAGCCTTGGTAGTAGCGCTGGCCCATGATCTCTTCGAAACCGGACACCATCATGCCGCGCGTCGAGCTGAAGGTGAGGAGCTGCGGCTCGAGCAGGTCGGGGATGGGCGAGACGCAGATCGCGCCGAACTTGTCCAGGCTCTCGATGGTCATGATCTCGATGTAGCGGTTCAGCGGCTTGTGCAGCATCGAATACATGCGGACCTGCCCGAGGACGGGCGCGGCGGGATCCTGGTCGCGGCGGCGTTCGCCCAGGTGATGCGTGCGGGTGACGGAACAGATCGAGGACATGATGTCCGAAGTGCATATACTGTATAAAAACACAGTATATAGATTTCGGATTGGTCCGCCACGCCGTCTAATCCGGCACCTAAATAAAAGCCTCGGCCCGAGTGTGGGTTACAATGTCGCCTCGGGTGTCAGCCGCATGCCGCGGTGAGACAGGTTCATGCGATTGGTCGGGCCGCCATCGCGGAGCCTGCATTGATGAACCGACACCCCTCCCGGGCTGCGCTGCCGCGCGCCCATGTCTGGGCCGATCGCGCCTACGACCGCCTCCAGCACTTTCTCCATATCGAAGCCGTCAGCGGCATCGTGCTGCTGCTCGCGGCCGCCGTGGCGCTCATCTGGGCGAACTCCGCCTACGCTCCCTCCTACCATGCCCTGTGGCACGCGCCGGTGACCTTCGGCGTGGGCGACCTGATCAGCTCCCAATCGCTGCACTTCTGGATCAACGACGGCCTGATGACCTTGTTCTTCCTGGTCGTGGGCATGGAGATCCGGCGCGAGATCCACGATGGCGCGCTGAGCAACATGCGCCAGGCCGCCTTGCCGATTGCCGCCGCCCTGGGCGGCGTGATCGTGCCCGCCCTGATCTACGTCGCGTTCAATCCGATCGCGCCGCGCCTCAATGGCTGGGCCGTGCCGACCGCCACCGACATCGCTTTCGCCGTGGGCGTGCTGGCGCTGCTGGGCCGTTCGCTGCCGGGCACGATCCGCGTCTTCCTGCTGGCGCTCGCCATCATCGACGACATCATCGCCGTCCTCATCATCGCGTTGTTCTATTCCGGCGGCCTGGCCTGGGAAGGCTTTGCCGTGGCCGGCGTGGGGCTGGCGCTGGTGATCGCGCTGCAACGCATCGGCGTGGGATCGGCGTGGGCCTATGTGGTGCCCGGCGCGATCACCTGGACCGGGCTGTTGCTGACGGGCGCGCATCCGACGCTGGCCGGCGTGGTGCTCGGCCTGATGACGCCGGTGTTTGCCAAGCCGCTGTACGAGCCGGCCGCCCGCATGCTGCAGCGGATCGGCGCCGAGCTCGCCGAGCGGCCCGACGCGATCAGCGATGGCGAGCATCGCCGCGCCCTGCATGTCGCGAAGCGCGAGCTCGCGGCGCCTGCGTTGCGCGTACAACAATCCCTGCATCCGTGGGTCGCCTTCGGCGTGATGCCGATATTTGCGCTGGCCAACGCGGGCGTGAGCTTCGGCGACATCGATCTCGCCGGCGGCGATACCTCCTGGGTGGTGCTGGGCGTCGGCCTGGCGCTGGTGCTGGGCAAGCCGGTGGGCGTGTTGGCCGCCAGCGCCATCGCGCTGCGGCTGGGCGCGGGGCGCCTGCCGGCCGGCATGGACTGGCGCGGACTGCTGCTGGTGGGGCTGCTGGCCGGCGTGGGCTTCACCATGTCGATCTTCATCGCCATGCTCGCCTTCGACGATGCGAGTCTGTTGGGCGCGGCCAAGCTGGGCGTGTTGCTCGGCTCGCTGTGCGCGGCGCTGCTGGGGCTGGGCTGGGGTGCGCTGCTGGCGTGGCGCGTGCGCCGCGCAGGCTCGGCCGGCTAGCGCGGGCGGGACTCGCGCAGGCTCGCGCGGCGAGCGCTGACGCGCGGCGCGGCCCGGCGCAGGCGGATCAGGCCGGCACCGGCGCGCCGCCCATGCCGTGCCGCTCGCGCAGCGCCGCCAGCGTGCCGGCGTCGAGCAGCAGGGTGCGTCGGCCCGGCGCACAGCGGCCCGCCAGGTCCGGGTCCGCGAGGCCCATCGCGGCGATCAGTGTCGTGGCGACCGAATTGCTGTTGGGGCCGAACCCGAGCATGGGATAGCGCAGATGCCGCGCATTGAGCGCGCTCGCGGCGGCGCGCAACACGCGCCAGTGCCGCGACACCTCTTCCCATGAGCCCGTGCAGAGCGTGAGCTGGCGCTGCTGCGCGCGATAGAGCGCGGGCGCCGAGAATTCATACACCTTGAGCCGGTCGGAGGGCAGGTAGCCGATCGGCTTGATGCGGCCTTGGCGGCTGGTCGCGAGCCCGTTGGCCTCGCGCAGCAGCCTGCCGTCGGCATCGAGCAGGGCGATCAGGTCGTGGCCGAACAGCATCGCCACGGGGAACTGTGCCTTGACGATGCGAAACGGGCCTGGCGAGGGCGCCGGGTGTCCGTGGTGGCGTGTCCGGTGGCGGAAAGCGGGTCGGACATTCAGGTGTAGAGGATCTGGCTCGGCGGCACCACGGCCGCGATGGGATGCACGTGGCGCACCGAGGTGCCGGGAATGCTCATGCGGATCTCGCCATTGACCGACATCACCTCGATGTCGCCCGTGCGCGCGTGCTGGAACAGCAGCTCCTTGGCCATCTTGCGGCCGTCTTCGAGCTGCAGCACCACGTACTCGCCGGCCGTGGGGCGGCCGCTCGGCTCGACCACGATGTACCAGCCGTTGCGGATGGCCGGCTTCATGCTGTCGCCACGGACCTTGAGCACATACGCGTCGGGATCCTTGGAGTTGAACAGCAGATAGCCGTCGCCGTGGCCGGCGGGGTATTCGAGTTCGTCGTAGAAGCCGTTTTCGCCAAGCTGCGCCATGCCGACCACCGGAATCCTCCGCGTTGGGTGATAGGTGCCGACATAGGTGACCTCGTCGTCGGACAGGGACGAGGCGAAATCGTGCGGGGGCAACTGCTGCAGCAGGGCCTTGGTGATTTCGCCGAAGGACAGCGGCGCGAGCCGGGCCAGCGTGACCGAGTCGACCTCGAGCGCCGCGGCCAGCCGCGTGAGCTCGGCGGGCGCCGGCTCGGCGCCCGATTCGATGCGGGCCAGGGTGGGGGCGTCGAGCCCCGCCGCTTCGGCCAGGCGCTCGGCCGCGAGCCCGCGCGCCATGCGCACGTGACGAATGGCCCGGCCCACCGGCGCGGCATCCGCGGGCGCGCCGCCGCCTTCCTGCGGCGAGTCCATCCAGTTGGGCGGCAGGCCGAACACCTCTTCCATCTTGCGGGCCGCCCGGTCGCCGATGTCTTTGGCGCCGGTGGTGTAGCGGCTCACCAACGATGGCGTGGAATAGCCCAGCAGCGTGGCGGCGCGGGTCTGGCTGCCATCGCAGCGGGTGTCGATGGCGCGCGCGAGGTTGTCGCGGCGGATTTCTTTGATGGACTTCATAGGCGGAATTGAACCTGCCTTGACCAGATTGGTAAATGAACCGATATGGTAATAGAAAATCGCTTGTGCGGATTACCAAAATGGTAATAGACTGATTCGCATGAAACGGACGTACCTGCCCTGCGAATCTTCCGAGTGCGCTGAAACCCAAGCCAGCAAAGGCTTTGCGGCCGGTTCGGTCATGGCGTTTCCTATGACCTTATTGGTCATTGGCAGCGTCGCGGCCGCGCCACGGCGCCCCGCGCTTTCCCCGCGCCCCACAGGGCAGCACGGCCGGCACCTGCCCGCGGACGCGCCCACCGGCGCGCGCGGGCGCCTCTCTTTTCTGTTGCCCATGCCCCACACCCTGAATCCGAACACCGGCGCTGCCCCCGTGTGGCCGCGCCTGCACGCCTCGCCCAAGGAGGCCGCATGAACTACTACCCGCATCACATCGGCGACTACCTGACCGCCACGGCACACCTGTCGTGGCTCGAGGATGCCGCCTACCGACGTCTGCTGGATCTGTACTACAGCCGCGAACAGGCCCTGCCCGAAGACATCGCCCAGGCTTGCCGGCTCGTGCGTGCGCAGGGCGACGACGAGCGCGCCGCGGTCGCGACCGTGCTGCACGAATTCTTCGACCTGGGCGCCGAGGGCTGGACGCACAGCCGCTGCGACGGCGAGATCGAACGCGCCCGCGCCGCCGCCGAACGGGCCCGCATCAACGGCCGCAAGGGCGGCCGGCCGCGCAAGACCAGCCCCACGCCAACCGATCCGGTTACGCCGGGGTTGTGGGATGCGCTCGATCCGCCTGCCCAGGGCATGGCTCCCAATCCCAACCCCAATCCCAAATCCCAAACAGACACCGTTCCTGGCGGAACGGCGGCGGCGCCGCGCGCGGAAGCGCCGTCCGACACCCCGGCCGAACGGATCTTCGCGCTGGGGCTGCCCCTGCTGATGAGCGCGGCCGTGCCCGAGCGGCAGGCGCGCGCGATGTTGGGCCTGTTCCGCAAGCATCACCCCGACGCCGAGGTGCTGCGGGCGATCCAGCGCTGTGCCGATGCGCAGGCCATCGAGCCGGTGGCCTTCCTGCAGCGCCTGCTGCGACCTGCACCGCCCGGCGATGCCCGCGCGCCGCAGGGCCGCAGTCCGGGCGCGGCATGGCAATCCGAGCTGCGCGACCTGGTGCGCGCCGCACCCACCGAAATCGACATGGGAGTGATCGATGCCACACCCGCATTGCGTGCCTGACGCCATGGCCAACCTGGTGATCAACGAGATGCGCGCGTTGTACGGCGCGCGCTTCATGCAGCAGTGGCAGGGCCTCACGCCACGCGAGCTCAAGTCCGCCTGGGAAACCCACCTCAGCGGCCTGAGCGAGCGCGAGGTCCATGCCGGCCTGCTGGCCTGCCTGGCGCGCGACTGGCCGCCGACGCTGCCGGAATTCCTGCGTCTGTGCCGGCCCTGGCTCAACCCCGAGGCCGCCTATCACGAGGCGGTGGCGGGCCTGGCCGCGCGGCGCCGGGGCGAGGCGGGCCGCTGGTCGCACCCGGCCGTGTACTGGGCCGCCGTCGCCACCAGCACCCACGACATGCTGCACAGCACGTACGGCGCCATGAAGGCGCGCTGGGAGCGGTCGTTTGCGGAGGTGCTGGGGCAGGGCAGCTGGGAGCCGGTGCCGCCGGCGCTCACCGAGCTGCCGGCGCCCGCCCACGACCGCGCCAGCCGCGCCCGCGCCGAGGCCGCGCTGCAGCGCATTCTCGCCACGCAATCGCAGCGCGGCACGCGCGACGGCCGCGCCTGGGCCCGCCAGGTCCTGAGCGAACAGGCACGCCGTGGCGGCAAGCGCTACAGCAGCACCGTGCTGGAGATGGCCGGCCGGGCGCTCGACATCGAAACCGGAGCGCGCGCCGCGAGCGCGCGCTACCAGGACAACCGGCGGTCGTGATGAATCACGCCGTCATGCGGTGCGCCGCCTGCCAGCAAGCGCAGGGTCCGCGCCGCCACAATCAAGGAGAAATCCATGCATGAACTACGCCGCTGGGAATGGCAGGACCCGATCAAGGTATTGATGAGCCGCGAGACGGCCAGTGCGCGTCGCACCTGCGAGGGCTGCTCGCACGTGCGCACCGTGGTCTCGCCGTTCGGCGACACGGTGGTGCGCTGCCTGAAGGGGCGCCCCTATGGCAAGAAATGCGGCCGATACGAGGTGCTGTGATGAACGGCCGAACCCTGACGGGAGACGACCTGCTCTGGAACTGGGCGCGTTGGACCTGGTCCGGCGCGGTGGTCGGCAACATGGCGCCGCACCTGATCGAAGACGACGACGAGGCCCGGCCGATCAATGACTACCACGCGCAGCGCGTGCAGGCGATGCACGACGCGCTGCCCTGGCACGAGCGCATGGCGGTGATCGCCGAGTATCCGCAGAAGCACGCGCGCTTCGGCGCCCTGGATGCGCGTGCCCGCGCCGCGGCCGCCTGCGCCTGGATCGCCGACACCACCGGCGTCGTGCTGACGCAGGCGCAATATCAAATCTATGTAGGCATGTTTCGCGAAGCAGTCGCAAGGAGGATCGCGTGAAGTTCGCTATGGAAGTGATGGAGTTGCTCGAGGCCTATCCGCTGCGCTCGTTCCGGGTGGTCGAGCTGGTGCGCCATGCCACGCGCGGCCGCGCGCTCGAGGCCCGCGAACGTGCGGCCGCGCGCAAGGCGGTGCAACGCGTGCTGGATGCGTTCATCGACACCGGGCTGGTCGTGGTGGTTGTGCGCGCAACCACACCGGGCACCTACGCCGAGTACGGCATGGCGCAGGATTGGAGCGAGGCGCCCGCGGCGCGGCCCGCCAGGCGCGAGTCCGCCTTTCACGCCGCCGCCTGACGCGGCACGGCGTATCCAGCGAGGCCACCATCGGGGTGGCCTTTTTGTTTGGCGCGGCCGCCTCGCGCATGCGGGCGCGGCCGGACTGCATGTCGCGCAAGCGGGACGCCGGGCGCACTTTTGCGGGACCCGGAGTGCGACAATTTCCCCGGGCCATTGCGTCCTGTGCATGCGCAGGATCCAGTGGCCTTTTTTGCGAGCCGGGCCGACGCCGCACCGCAGTCGCGCGATGCCAGTCCCTGAACCCGGTGCACGACCGCTCGCAAACCGAAGGCCGCCGGCACGCATGCCGCACAGTGCGGCAGGCCTTCCCCGCCAGGCCGCGACAGGCATGACCGGCACGCCAGCGCGCGCCGCGCGTGGCTGTCGCGGCCCCGGTGCGTGTCGCGCTTGCAGGACATCGCGCGGCATCAGGCAGGACAAACAGTGCGACAATTTCCCCGGGCCATTGCGTCCGGCGCCGACGCCACACGAGGCGGCGGACCGGTGGCCCGAGGCAGGTCCGAGGATCCGGATTCGTGCGCGGCAGCCGATGTTGCGCCGGGCCGAAGGCCCTTGGAATCGGCAGCCGCCGACCGGACCCGTGCCTGCCGTCGAAGCGCCGCCGTCACTCTCCGAAGTGCGGCGGCTTTTTCGTTGCCAGGCCGCGGCAGCGGATGCGAGGTGATCGAATCACACGTCGCGCCACACGCCGCGGAGCCTGTCAGCACACCCCGCCATGTCGCGCTTGCAGGACATCCTGCGAGCAAAAGCGCGACAGACGGTGCGACAATTTCCCCGGGCCATTGCGTCCGGCGCCAGCGCGATCACTGCGCGGCCGCCGCTGCAGTGCCCCGTTCGACCCGACCGCCGCAAGGCGGTCTTTTCATTTCCGGCATGGCCATGCGCCACATTGAGGTGTACCGATGAACGACAGCGCCAGCGGCGGGTATCTGATCCCCGCGCAGACGACTCCTGCCGAAGAAGACCGATCGCTGGACCTGCTCCTGGCAGGCGTGGTGGCCGGCATCAGCGGCCTCGATCCGCAATGGGTGCAGCCGCTCTGGCAATCCGCGCCCGCCGCGGATCCCGGCCAGACCTGGTGCGAGGTGGGCGTGACGGCGCAGGACGCCGACGTCAACCCGGCCATCACGCACGACAGCTCGGGCGAGGGCAGCGACCGCTACCGACGCGACCAGCACTGCACGGTGAGCTGCCTGTTCCATGGGCCTGCCGCCAAGCAGTATGCGCAGGTGCTGGCCGATGGCGTGTGGGTGCCGCAGAACCGCGAGGTCATGGGCCGGCTCGGCCTGGCCTGCCGCAGCGCCAGCGCCATCCGCGCCGAACCGCTGCAAACGGAACAGACGTGGGAGCGGCGCTACGCGCTGACGCTCGTCCTGCTCCGCAGCATCACCCGGACCTACCTGGTCCGCAACCTGGTGAGCGCCGTCTCCACGACGCACACCGACATCGTGGGGGCGACGTCGAACTGACGCCCCGAACGCAGCAACGAGGCCGCCATCGCGCGGCCTTTTTTCTTTTCTGGACAGTAGAGGACCAACAATGGCTAACGGACTGCCCGTATCCCGTCTGATCAACGTATCGATCAACATGTCGCCCCTGGCCGCCCAGGGTGCGAACCTGAACACCGCGCTCATCCTGGGCGCGTCTTCCGTGATCGATCCGGGCGAGCGCATGCGCGCCTATGGCGACATCGACGCCGTGGCTGGCGACTTCGGCACCACCGCGCCCGAGTATCTCGCCGCGCTGCTGTACTTCCAGCAGTCGCCGCAACCGGCCCAGCTGCAGATCGGCCGCTGGGTCAAGACCGACAGCGCCGCCGTCCTGCGCGGCGCCGTGCTGTCGGCCGCCCAGAAAGACATCGCGGTCTGGAACGCCGTCACCACGGGCGCCTTCGCGATCGACGTGGACGGCGCGACCAAGACGGTCAGCGGCCTGGACTTCTCCGGCGCCACCAACCTGAACGCCGTGGCCGCCATCGTCGATGCCGCGCTGGCCGACGCCTCGGTGGCGTGGAACGGTGCGCAGTTCGTCGTGACCTCCGGCTCGACCGGCGTGTCCGCCGCGCTGGGCTACGCCGTCGCACCGGAAACCGGCACCGACGTCGCCGCGCTGCTGGGTCTGAACGTCGCGCAGGCCTCCGTGCCGGTGGCCGGCCTGGCCGCCGAGTCGGCCGAAGCCGCCGTGGCGCTGTTCCTGGACCGTCACGCCAACAGCTTCCTGGGCCTGACCTTCGCCGACGCCGGCGTGTCGAACGCCGATCACCTGGCCGTGGCCGCGCTCATCGAAGCCGACCAGCGCCATCTGTACGCCGTCACGACCCAGGCGCCGCAGGTGCTGGACCCGGTGTCGACCGCCGACATCGCCAGCCAGCTCAAGGCGCTGAACTACCGCTACAGCATGGTGCAGTTCTCCAGCGCCAACGCCTACGCGGCCGCGTCGCTGCTGGGCCGCCTGCTCACGGTGAACTTCAACGCCAACAACACCACGATCACGCTCATGTACAAGCAGGAGCGGGGCATCGTGGCGGAGACGCTCACCAGCAGCCAGGCCAACACGCTGCAGGACAAGCGCTGCAACGTGTTCGTCGCCTACGACAACGACACCGCCATCATCCAGTACGGCGTCACGTCGAGCGGCATCTTCATCGACTCGATCTACAACGCGATCTGGTTCCGCAACCGCATCCAGACCGACGTCTACAACCTGCTGTACCAGAGCCCGAGCAAGATCCCGCAGACCGATGCCGGCAACGCGCTGATCGCCGCCACCATCGAGGCCGCGTGCGATGCCGCCGTCAACAACGGCTACCTCGCACCGGGCGTGTGGAACTCGGCCGGCTTCGGCGTCATCAAGCAGGGCGACACGCTGGCCAAGGGCTATTACGTGTACGCGCCGCCGATCGCCTCGCAATCGCAGGCCGATCGCGAAGCCCGCAAGTCCGTGCCGTTCCAGATCGCGGCCAAGGAAGCCGGCGCCATCCACACCGTGGACATCCTCGTCAACATCAACCGATAAGGCAAACCAGACATGGCAACCTACAGCTTCAATGACGTCACCGTCTCCCTGATCGGGCCCGGCGGCGCCTTCCAACTCGGCGCCGGCGAAGGCGCGGCCGAAGGCGGCGTCACCGTCGCCCAGACCAACAACAAGAACACCGTGGTGGTCGGCGCCGACGGCGAAGGCATGCACACGCTGAGCGCCGACAAGTCGGGCACGGTGACGCTGCGCTACATGCAGACCTCGCCCGCCAACGCGCTGCTCGCCGCGCTCTACGACGCGCAGACGCTCGACAGCCGCCTGCACGGCAAGAACCTGATCACCATCACCAACAGCGCCAGCGGCGACGTGACCACGTGCCGCTCGTGCGCGTTCCAGAAGCGGCCCGACCTGACCTACGCCAAGGAAGGCGGCACGGTCGAGTGGGTGTTCGCCGCGCTGAAGATCGACACGGTGCTGGGGACCTACTGATGAACGAGATCGAGCTTTCCGGCAATCGGTATTCCATCGGCAAGTTGAGCGCGAAGCAGCAGTTCCATCTGTCGCGCCGCATCGCGCCCATCATCCCGCCGCTGATCCCGGTGTATCAGCGGTTGGCTCGGTCTGGTGCATCGCTGGCGGAAGATGGCCAGGCGCTGAGCGACGACGGTTCGGCCCTGAGCGAGGTGCTGCAACCCTTCATGGACGGAATCGCCGCCATGTCGGACGCAGACGGGGACCAGATCATCGATCTGTGCCTGTCGGTGGTACAGCGTCGTCAGGAAAGCGGGTGGGCCAATGTCTGGAATCCCCAGCATGGCGTCTGCCTGTTCCAGGACATGGACCTGGGCGTCGTGCTGCCGCTCGTACTGCGCGTCATCACGCACAATCTCGGCCCTTTTATGGCCGGCCTGCTTACCAGCCAAGGGAGCGGGCCGGAGACGGCGGGGGCGTGAACTGGGCCAGCCTCCCCGGCGGGGAGGACTGGCTGATGGCTCCGGTCATCCGGGGCCTCGTGTCCTACGACAAATTGCTCGACGGGTCGATCGGCCTGGTCGACATCGCATTGATGAACGATGCGTTGTGGGTCCAGGCCGACAATCAAATGCTGGCCCGGCGGGCATGGGAAGAAAAAAATGGCCGCTAGCGTCACTATCAATTTTGAAACCCTGGATGAGGCGAGTGCCAACTTCAGTCGCGCACTGCGAACTCTGACGGGATCGCTCGAGGTGGCTGCGCGGCATATCGAGAATGCCATGCGGCGTGTCGGGCCAGCCGCTCAGGCGGGAGGCCCGCCGTCGCAGGCGGGCGGCGGTGGCGGCATCCTCAACAGCGCCATCGGCTTCACCGGGGCGATGGCGGACGTGCAGGTGATGGCAAAGGCCATGGGCACCACCACCGGAAACCTGAAGTCGATCGCAAAAATAGCGGGCGACGCCGGTATCTCCGCCGCAGACCTGCAAGCGCGACTGTCCGGTGTTCGCGAAACGCTTGAAACCCGGCCCGCCGCGGTCGCCGCGTTGAAGGATCTCGGCATCGAGGTCGACAACAAGACCGGTTTGCGGGATACGGTCAGAATCCTGGCGGATCTCGGCAAGGCGATGGCAAGTGTGTCTCCGGCACAAGCCAAAGCGTACGCGGAAAATCTGGGCATTGATCCAGGTGTTGTGCGTCTTCTGCGGGATGACGGGACCCGGGCGCAGCTCCACGATCTCATCATCAAGAATGCCGCGCATGATACGTTCGCCGAGGCAGCGCAGAACGCGAAGGGCGCGATCGGCGATATCGGTGACGCTGTGGATCGTGCGGGCTCGATTCTGGGCTCGGGGTTCATGCAACCCGTCGCCGACGCCATGAAGCGCTTCGCCGACACCGCAGAGCGTCGCCTGCCCGAGCTCGCAGATACGCTGGCAGTGTTCCCTGAAATCGCGGGTTTCCTCTCCGGCAAGGTGGTCGATCTCGGTACCGTGCTATTGGAGGTGGTGGGCAAGGTCAACGAGGCGACAGGAGGGATCTCGACGTATCTTGGTTTGGCAGCCACGACCTCGACCGGCCGCGCGGTGCTCGGTAGGGCAGCGGCATCCGGTTGGTCCCTCGGTCGAGCGGCGCTTGCGGTCCCGGGGGTTGGCGCCGGAGTTGCATTGGGTGGGGTGGTCGGTGCCGCGGGGGCTTTCCGCCATTACAAGCGCAACACTGAGGAAGGAACGCAGGCCACCATCGATGATATCGATGACCGCATTGCGGAGTTGAATACCCTGATCTCTCTCGAGGCCGACAATCCCCGCGCAGTCAAACGATACCAAGACGAGATCAATCAGCGGCTCAAGGCGCGAGGAGAAACGCACGATCGGCTGTTGGCCATTCGGGAGAAGAACGCACTGCCGGTGGACGCCTTGTTGCTCGAGGGTTCCATGCACCGATCGGTCATCGGAGGCCTCGGACTTGACATGGACCAGCGCAGCGCCGACGGGCTGACAGCAGATCCTTCTCTTTGGGGGCAGGCCGCCGCGCGCAGTCTGGGCTCCGACCCGACGGCGGATCCCAACCGGATGATGCTCATCCGTGATCCGATCTCGATCAACTCGACGAACAACATCACCGTATCGGGCGTGCTCGATCCGCAGGCGGTCGCGCAGCATATCGCGGCGGTCCAGATCGAGGTCAACAACAACCTGATGCGTTCCAACACCGGAGGGCAAGTAGCATGAATGACCTGGAATCTTCCGGCAACGACATGGTGTTGCTGTCGAACAAGCGCATCGGTGAGCTCGTGATCAGCGTCCTCATTTCGGAGAATCACGACGACAAGCTGACGATCACGGACCATCCGGTGCATCGCGGCGCGTCGATCTCCGATCACGCGTACATGATGCCGCGCAAGGTGACCCTGCAATGCGGCTGGAGCAATGCCGACTACGCCGCGCTCTTGGGCGCGCCGGTGTCGGGTTCGGGCAATGGCCTGCCGACCTCGGCGCAGTACGTCGACGGGGTCTACAACCAGCTGCTGAATCTGCAACGCTCCGCCCAGCCTTTCGAGCTGGTCACGAGCCGGCGGCGCTACGAAAACATGCTCATCGAGTCGCTCTCCGTCACGCACGACGCCACGACCAGCGGCGCGCTGCGCGTGACGGCCGGGTTGCGCGAAGTCATCATCGTCGACACGAGCGAATCGGTCCTGCCGCCGCCCGCGTCGCAGGCGGACCAGAAATCCACGGCGCAGACGCAACGCAAGAGCACCAAGTCGCCGGTGCCCGCGCCGGTGCCGTCATACGGCCCGACGCCCTGGCCCGCAACACAGATCGCTTGAGGGGAGACACCGCCATGGCTACCTACGAAATTCCCCTCACGCCCACGCCGCAGTCCTTCGCCATCTCGCTGGGCGGCACGGAGTACTACTTCACCGTGCAGTTCCGCGGCCAGTGGGTGCTCGACATCGCCGACGCCCAGGAGGTGCCGCTGGTCGGCGGGCTGCCGCTCGTGCCCGGCGTGGAGCTGCTGTCGCAGCACCGCCATCTGGGCATACCGGGCCGGCTGTACGTGGTGGGCGCCGATCATCCCGACGACCTGCCGACCTTCGAAGACCTCGGCTATGGATCGCGGCTGTACTGGGTAAGCGAGGAGAGCTGACGTGACCGATCCGAAAAATGCCGCCACGAGCGGCGCCGGCGCCAGCACGCGCGAAACCGTATCGGTCAGGCAATGGCTGCGCAAGGTCTCGCTGGTGCTGGCGGGCGACGAGGCCGTCGAGCTCTCCGAGCTGCATTTCACCTTCGACATCACGCAGACCGACAACCAGACGCCCAACAATGCGCTGATCAAGGTCTACAACGTCAACCCCGAGCTCGCCTTGCGGGCGATGCAGGAATTCCGCCAGGTCACGCTGAATGCCGGATACCAGGGCAACTACGGCGTGATCTTCCAGGGCAGCATCGTGCAGGTGCGCATGCTCGACGAGCAGACCAACAGCGTGCTGGAGATCCGCGCGCTCGACGGCGACCAGGCCTACAACTTCGCGTTCGTCAACAAGACGCTGCCGGCGGGCGCGACGATGAGCAATGTGATCGACGAGGCCTGCTATGCCATGTCGGCGCGCGGGGCCGTGCGCGGCTACATCCTGCCCAGGCAGGATCCGAACCTGCCGCGCGCCAAGGTGATGTTCTCGCTGGCACGCGACGTGATGGCCGCGGCCGCGCGCAGCACGGGCTCGAAGTGGAACATCCACAATGGCAAGATCAATCTGTGCGAGGAGTCGGCCTATGTGCCGGGCCGCACGATCCTGATCGATGCGAAGACGGGCATGCTGGGCTCGCCCACCCAGACCGAGAAAGGGCTGGAGGTGCGGGTGCTGCTCAACCCGTCGATCGTTGCCGGCCGCCTGATCCAGTTGCCGGCCTCGTCGATCCAGATGCGCGACCACTGGCCGGCAAGCGGCCAGGACGGCGGCAAGAACGCCGCCGAGCAACGCAAGCAGATCACGCACACCGCGATCCAGCCGCAGGGCTTCTACACGGTGATCTCCGTCCTGCACAAGGGCGATACGCGTGGCACTGCGTGGGAATCCAGGCTGATCTGCGCCTCCTACGACATCACGAAGCCCGACAACCCGGCGGCGTGAGCGCGTGCATGCGCCGGCGAACGCCGCCGGCGCTGCGTGGCGCGATTCGCCCCGCGACCCGCCGACCCGGCGAAACACCATGAACAGATACGAACGAATCAACGACCCGGAAGGGACGCAGCGGCAGGCCCTGCGCGCGCACCAGGCCGGCATGTGGACCGCGATGCCGGGCATCGTGCAGGCTTTCGATGCCGCCGCGCAGACCGTGTCGGTGCAGCTGGCGGTGCTGATCCCCGTGCGCGAGCCGGATGGCTCGAGCGTGCCGACCCAGATCGACGTGCTGCACGACTGCCCGGTGCATTTCCCGGCTGGCGGCAACTGCACGCTGACCTTCCCGGTGACGCCGGGCGACGAATGCCTGGTGGTGTTCGGCTCGCGCTGCATCGATGGCTGGTGGCAATCCGGCGGCGTGCAGGCGCAGCCCGACCGCCGCATGCACGACCTGTCTGACGGCTTTGCCCTGGTGGGCTTCCGGTCGCAGCCGCGTGCGCTGGGCGGCGTGAGCACCTCCGCCGTGCAGCTGCGCAGCGACGACGGCCAGGCCTTCTTCGAGCTAGACCCGGCCAGCCACAAGCTGCGCATCGTGGCGCCGGGCGGCCTGGAGGTCGACGCGCCCGAATCTACCTTCAGCGGCAAGGTCACCGTGTCCGGCCTGTTCACGTTCCTGGGCGGCCTGGTGGGCTCCGCGCTGTCGGGCGCCGCGGCGAAGATCGCGGGCGCCTTCGAACTGTCGGGCCAGCTCAGCGTCAACGGCAAGCGCGTGGACGACACGCACACCCACACGGCGCAGGGCAGCAACGCCGTGACCACCCCACCCAACTGATTCCGGGAGGCATCGAATGCGATACCGAAAACTGGACGCCCAGGGCGATTACGTCTTCGGCGGCCAGCAGAATGATTTTCTGCGCGACACGCCGCTGGCCGTGGGCCAGGCCGTGAAGACCCGGCTCGCGCTGTGGCGCGGCGAGTGGTTTCTCGACGTGCGCGAGGGCATGCCGTGGCGCGAGGAGGTGCTGGGCGAACGCCGCACCCCGACCCATGACGCGGCCATCCGTCAGCGCATCCTCGCGACGCCGGGCGTGACCGAGATCGCCGGCTACGAAAGCCGGCTCGATCCGGAATCGCGGCGCCTGAGCGTGCGCGCCACCCTCAACACCCTTTATGGCTCGGCTCAACTCGAGGCGATCTTATAACCATGGCCATCACTTCCACCGCACCGGTCATCGATGCGACCGGCATCCACGCGCCAACCTACGCCGATGTGTTCGAATTCCTGCAGACGCAGTTTCGCGCCATCTACGGGGAAGACGCCTACCTCGATCCTGACAGCCAGGACGGCCAGCTGCTGGCGGTCTTCGCGAAATCCATCTCGGATTCCAACGCGGCGGCGATTCAGGTCTACAACTCCTTCTCGCCCGCCACGGCCGTGGGCGAGGCGCTCTCGAGCAACGTGCGCATCAACGGCATCGCGCGGGCGACCGCCAGCAGCTCGACGGCCGACCTCCGGCTCGTCGGCCAGGTCGGCACGCGTATCGTCGCCGGCCGGGTGCGCGACGCCGGCCAGGCCCTCTGGGCCTTGCCGGCCGAGGTCGTGATCCCGCCCGCGGGCGAGATCACGGTCACCGCCACCTGCCTGAGCGTCGGCGCGCTTCGTGCCGCGGCCAACACCATCAACCAGATCGCCACGCCCACGCGCGGCTGGCAGTCGGTCACCAATCCGGCGCCGGCGGTGCCGGGCGCGCCGGTCGAGACCGATGCCGCGCTGCGTGTGCGCCAGGCCCGCTCGGTGGCGCTGCCGTCGCTGACGGTGCTGGACGGCATCGCGGGCGCCGTGGCCGCCGTGCCCGGCGTGCTGCGCCATGTGGCGCTCGAGAACGACACGTCCAGTCCCGATGCGCACGGCCTGCCGCCGCACACGATCGCCGTGGTGGTCGAGGGCGGCGACGCAAGCGCCATCGCCCAGGCGATGGCGCGCAAGAAGACGCCGGGCACCGGCACCTACGGCACCACCACCGAACAGGTCGCCGACCCGTACGGCCGCGTCATGGACGTGCGCTTCTTCCGGCCGACGGATGCCCCGGTCAGCTGCCAGATCACGATCAAGGCGCTGCCCGGCTATTCAACGCTGGTCGGCGAGGCGATCCGCCAGGCGGTGGTCGACTACGTCAACGCAGTGCCGATCGGCGGCGGCCTGGGCGAGGCGGTGGAGTGGGGCGAAGCGCTGTCCGCGGCCAACGCGGTCGACGGCTCGCGTCCGTTCCGCATCTCGTCCTTCACGCTGAGCGGTCCGCGCGGCGCCGGCACGCCGGACGTGGCGCTGCTGTTCAACGAGGCGGCCTCGTGCAACGTCGACGCCGTCACGCTCACGGTGGCCTGATATGGCGGACCTCGACGCATACCTGAGCCTTTTCACGGCGCAGCATCGGGACAAGCCGCGCTACATGGCCGTGGCGCAGACCCTGCTGCAAGGGCCGGTGGCGTTGCAGAACGCGCTGCTGGACCTGCCGCGCCAGTTCGATCTCGACGTGGCGATCGGCGCGCAGCTCGACGTGGTCGGCGAGTGGGTCGGCGCCTCGCGCGGCGTCGACACGCCGATCGAGGGCGTGTACTTCGCCTTCGACACCGAGGACGTGGGCTTCGACGAAGGCGTCTGGAAAGGCCCCTTCGATCCCGACGCGGGCGTGAGCCGTCTCGACGACGACACGTTCCGGCAGCTGATCCGCGCCAAGATCGGCGCGAACCACTGGGACGGCACGGTGGAGAGCGCCACGCCGGTCTTCAACGCGATCTTCGACGGCGAGACCTACGCCTTCATCCAGGACAACCAGGACATGTCCATGGACATCGCGCTGGCCGGCAAGCGGCCGTCGGCGCTGTTCAAGGCGCTGCTCACGCGCGGCTACCTGCCGATCAAACCGGCGGGCGTGCGGGTGAACTACTACATCCTGCCCACCTATGACGGGCCGCTGTTCGGCTTTGACATGGACAACCAATACGTCGCCGGCTTCGATAAAGGGGCCTGGGGACTGCTTTACGGAAACTGAACTCCCGATGGCAAATGAATTTCTTCCGTTCGGCACCGGAGGCGGTGCCAATGTGCTGAGCCAGGCCGACTACGCCGCTCTGGCAGAACGCCAGGTCGGCTTCGTGTCGGGCGTGGCCAAGTCGCCGGAACTCAACAAGGTATGGCGCCAGTCGTCGTTCGTTGCGGCCGCGTTGGCCCAGTATGTCAGCGAGCGCGCGCAGGTCGACGTGCCGGACGACGGCGACCTGCGCGCCTTCGTGAACAAGCTGGTCGATGCGCTCGCCGCGTCGCCGGCCCTGACCGGCGCCCCGACCGCGCCCACGCCGGCGCTCGACGACGCCTCGGCACGGATCGCCACCACGGCATTCGTCCAGGGCCTGCTGGCCGCGCGCGAAATGCAGGCCGGCACGGTGTTCCATCATGCCGGCCGCGTCGCGCCGGCGGGATCGCTGGAGGCGGATGGCCGGGCGGTCGCCGTGGCGAGCTACGAGGCGCTGACCCGCGCCATCTACGTGGGCGACGGCCTCAACGCGTCGGCGCCCTGGGGCTATCGCTGTTCGAACCCGGCAGCGCCGGGCTCGTCGCGCACCCCCACCGGCGCGCACATCGTGCTGCCGGATCTGCGCGGCGAGTTCGTGCGCGGCTGGGACAACGGCCGCAGCGTGGACCCGGCGCGGAGCTTCGGCAGCGCGCAAGCCGACATGTTCGCGGCGCACCGCCACGGGCTTTCGACCAGCGTGTCGCGCGGCGCCTCCGGCCTGGCCGGCCTCGAGGAGCGCGTGCCGTTCATTTCGAATGAATACGATCCGCAGACCGTCAGCAATGGCGGCTCCGAGACGCGCCCGCGCAACGTCGCGTTGCTCGCCTGCATCAAGTTCTGACCGGGCGCGTCGCTCGACGCGTCTCTCGAATTCCCCGAGGCCATGAAGCCACCCGGATGACGGGTGGCTTCATGGCGTCGGGTCGTCTCGAAGGAGGAGCCGAAACACCTTTGACACCGAAGTCTGGCGACGCGTGTGGCGCGCGTCTCCTCCATCGCCCTCCCGTTCACGGGAGCGTCGCGATGGCTGCACCGTAAGCGGCTTTCAGACAGCGCGCCAACCGCGCAACAGACCTCAATCGCACGATCAGATCCAACGGGATTCCAGCCGGAATCCCAGAAGCGCAACTTCATGATTCGACGAGGTAATTGTGGCAATCAATCAACTTCTTCCCTTTGGCCTGGCGCC